TAAATATTTTTTGCAAATTCGTTTTGCTGAACACTTACGGCAAGCTCTGCACAATCTAGCTTTTCATAAGTGATGCCTACGTATTTTTGTGACCAGTGCATTAAAATATTCCCGGTGCAACGCGAGGCGTATAAGTAACGGTTGAAGCCGGGCGATTTAACATGTCTTCAAATCCGAGCTCGCCACTTACTTCTAGCATGTTCATGTTTACGTTATTCAACGACAGGGTTATTTCCCATTCAATGGTGTTTGGGTCTGAGCGTAATACTAAAATAATGCGCACCGTGGCATCTTTTCCACCGCCGGAGCTTTCTATAAAATCTGTTAACTCTCGGCCTACATTGTCCACTGCTAAACTTGCACGCGGTGTGCCCTGGCTTAAATCATCTGGCAGGGTTAGCTTAAAACCCAGTGCGGTAAATACACTGCCATTGTGTGTTATATCCTGGGTATCATTTACCAAACGTGCGGGCGTAATTAAACTAGGGTGATCAATTTCTAATAGTTGCAGCGGCAATTCATTGGCAGCGGTGCTATTTACTTTTTTACGTGCAGTAGTGGATAAATTCATTTAGTTATCCCACGTTTCAATAATCATTGAAACATCCCACTCAAGTGGCGCACCCTCACCGCCATTTCGTGGAACAGCATTATAATCGCCATTTTTTATACGCGCCTGTTTGGCAGTACTATCGATTGGGTCTGTCCAGTCAAACCAGCTGGCACCACGGTTACAGTCGGCACTTTTAAACCAGGTTTTAAATGCGGTATATTCTGCAAAACTGTAACGCAGGGTAATGCCACGCTCTACCATTACCCGTGATTTAATAAGTGCCTGTTTAGCGGGGCCACTTTCCATCTCTGAACGTAGTAATGCACTTTCGGGTTTTTCACTGTAACCAGATAAGGAAAGCTTGCCTGTAGAGGGAAATGGCATTATCGATTCCTTATTTTAGAATCGAGACGGTTGCTTATTGGGCCACCTCTGTTCATGTCATCTAAAAATACTTTAACCACCATGCCTTCTGGGTTAAAGCTGGTTTCTGCTTTTTGGGTTTGAACCGGCGAGCCGTTTTTTACGATTTCTACTTTTACCGTATTGCTGCCACCTTGCTGATTGAATGCATGGCGCGGATCATCACGGGTTAGCACCTCTTCATTTTTTTGTAAAATAGCGGGTACTTCGTTGGCCTTAAGCCCGACAATGCCACCGGTGTGATAACGAGGTGCATTTAAAAATACAGCGGGGTTTACATATTTTGCGGCACCGGTACCCGCCATACCACCGGTATGATTTGTACCTACGGCAAAGCCAGGAATACCTAATGCGCCAAATAGTGGTTTGGTGATATTTTGCATTATTTGTATGCGCAGCAAATCAGAAATAATTGAATCAACTAATGACTTAAATTCTAACTTATTGGTTTGCACCATGTCGGCTAGTGTATTAGTAAACTGATCACCCCAACCACGTGTAGCAGCTTCCAGTTGCTTCATGGCGTCTGAACCGGTTTCTGCTACTTTTTCATATTTTTCATTGGCATTAAATACGGCTCGGCTATAAGTATCCCAATTGAGCTTTCCGGATGCTAGTAACTGATCCAAATTATCGAGCTCACTGGCCAGTTTTTCAGATTCGGTACGCGTTTCTTCAAAAATACGCTTAACCGCTTCTTGTACTTTAATGGCTTCTTTTTGCTGTTTAATACTGGTAATAAATGAATCTACCAGTTTTAACTGAGCCTCATCTGCACCTAATAGCTGAAGCTTATAAAGCGCTATTTCTTCTGAAGTTTGCCCAAAGGTTTCACTTTGTTGTTTAAGTGCAGCGGTAACGGACTCTATTTTTTCTTTATTTTTATTTTCTGTTTTTGTTTCATCTTTGGATGTGTCAGCCAGCTCAACATCAGCCAACGATTTTAAAAGTGCTTCTCGCTCTAGTTTTTGGGCATTTAATTGTGCCCTCATATCACCAAGCCGAGAACGGGCACGTCGATTATTGCTATTTGTTAATTTTTCTATTCTTTCTTCGGTATTAGTAATAACTTGCTCGGCTTTATCAATTGCTAAACGAATACCGACCGGGCCACCCTCTGCAATAAGCGAGTCATTTATCTGCTGCTTGATCTCGGATATTCTATTTTCAAGAAGACTTCGGCTAGGCTCTCGGCTTCGAGCACTGCGTTTGGTTTTGCTGCCAATAGAATCAAGTTTTACTTCAAGTTTTGCTAGTTCTGCTGCTAAATCTCTTACATTACCTGGTGAACCATCAAGAGAACGACTTATGGCCTGCATACCCTCGGCAATCGCTTTCGTTAAGCCTGTGGCCTGATCAAGCTGACTTAACACTTTTACAAAACTGGTACTTAACTGGGTTGCTGCACGTTCAACGGAAACGGGAATGTCTTTAAATTCTGCGGCAATTTCCGGCGCCTGCTTTATTAATGCATCAAATACTTCTTTTGATAAAACTTCACCATTTTTTACCGCTTCGCGCAGTTCGCCTGTTGTTTTACCCATGCCTTTTGCCATGCGATTCGCAAGCTCGGGCAAGTTTTCTAGTAATGAATTAAATTCCTCGGCACGGAACACACCGGCCGCCAAACCCTGGCTAAACTGTAGCAAACCCGCTCGTGAGTTGGCTTTTGATGCCCCCGATATAACGCCCAGTTGTTCAACCAGGTTAGTAAGCTTAAGCATTTCTGCATTGGTGGCCTGAAGCTCTGGCGCGGACCTTGCGAGCCCTTGAAACAATGCAACGGAGACTTCTAACTCCGCGCCATTTTTTTGGGAAATATTATATAGCTCACGCGATACCTGTACGTGATCACCGGTGTTTTTAGTGGCTGTTTTTATTCGTTGCTGCAATACATTAAAAGCATCGGCTTGTTGAATAATGGCTTTAGCGCCTCGGAAAGAGATATAAGCAACAAGGGCCGTTTTTAACTGACCGAGTAGTTTTGTTGACTTTTGTGTTGACTCATTTACGGCTGTATTGGCCTTTACGCCAGTCGCTTTGTATTGCTTCCACTCGGCTGCAATTTTCCTAATCGCCAGTGTATGTGATTCGGCATGGGATTTGCCTTCGGCGGCAAACTGCTTCATTAATGGCCCCATACGTTCTTTAATGAACTGGTGCCAGGTCATGGTGGCTTTTGTCGCCTTATCCATTCCGCCTGCGGCTGCACTGCCAGCTGAGCTGCCAGAAGTGCCAACATCTTTTAAATTGCCAGCAACGGCATTTAAGTTGTCCGTAGCCTGCTTAATGTCGGCTTTAACCCGAATTAGAAATTCTTTATCGTGATTACTCATAAGCCTGCCTTATTTTTTTTGCTGCGTCACTCAGCTTGCCAACAAAACTTAGTGAAAGATCATCGAGATGATCGGCACGTGCTAAGGCATCCCTTTTATCTGCATGACGGTAAAACAATTCAATTTGTCGCCTGGTGTAGCTATCTATTTCAGATCGGCTATGACCATGCGCAATTAATGCGCTGTAGACGCTACCGATGCTGGCGTAATCGCCATGCTGTGTTCCGTTCCCATGATCAGCAGGCGATTGATAAAAAAATGACTGTTAATACTCCAGAAGGTCATTAATAATGATTGGCCTTCTGTGTCACCAAGCTGCTCAATCCATTCAATATTCTTGCCTGTTGCCAGACTTAACAACTGCATAACAATATCAGCATGTTTATCAAACATTGCGGTAAGGCTGGCATAGCTAGGATCGGCACTGTGCTCATCCTTATGAAACAATGCACTCATATCGGCAATCAGCGGTTGTGCAAGGGCATCTGCTTTCATGCCCTGTAAAAATGAAAACTCGTTAACTATAACTAGCTCACCGTTAAGCATGAGCTCACGTTCTGGGTGCAGTATTTCACCTTCGTTTTGTTCGCCTTTTTCTTTTTCCATTGACTTAACTCTTTTATGTATTAACGATTTTGCCACGCTTAAGTTCAGCCAAATGATCGGCCTGTTTTTTACGTAGCGAAATAACATCGCCTGGCGCACAAGGCTCGCCTTTGTGTGTGTGCTGTTCGCTCAGCTCAAACTTAACAACTGGATCTTTTGTGGTGTCTGCATTCATTAGAAGTACCTTTTAAGTTAAGTAGATTTAATTAATAATTACGCTTCAATTTTCCAGCTAAACAACTGATCGCCTACAGCACGATTTGGGGCCAGTTGCAAAGTGCCATTAATAGGAATATTAGCGGCCTCTGGGGTAATTAAACTCAGTACACCCGGATCTAGTTTTACCTTGTACATTTCGCAACGGGTCTGCTTGTCGTTATCAGCAGTGTTTACACCGGCAAACACAAGGTATTTATCCAGATTATTAGGATTAATTTTGATATGGCTTTGAGCGGCATAGGCATAATCAATTAGTACAGCCAACGCATCGGTAACGGTACCGCCGGAAATAAACTCAATCATGCCCTCATCTGCATGAACAATATAATCAGTGCCTTCTACATAAGTAACGGTAGCACCTACATTGGTAATGGTGACTGCGCTGATTTTATTGTTTTCAAGGCTTGTAAATTTATCCAGGTAACAGGTTTGAGCTTCGTCGGTAACAGAGGCTCCGGCCTTTATCGTGTTAGTACCATGCAATGCAATCGCCAAATGCGCTGGTTTAACCGAGCGCAGGGCGAGAGACATATTGTATTGAGAACGATTTAGCCAGCTAGCACCTACTGCACCGGAACCGCTTGTGTTTTCAATTACTTCGCTGCGTTCCATATTTGGTGAGAGCGATGCAGACTCAAGATCGCCGACAAAGGTTAGGCCGGTTGGATTACCGTTGGCATCAATATCGCCAATTAATAATTTGCCCTGACCACGAAAATATTTTGTTTCAAATTGTTCTGGCATGTTCTCTCTCCGGTTAATATGTGTTTTGTTGTGGTGGCATTACATCTACTGATGCAACTAACCAGCCATAAGGAAAATCTAGTTGTGCAGATTGATCGATATTATTTAATTTAAGGCTTATGCCGGGTACGCTTATTCTCAGCGCCGCTTTTATTTCTTCTATAAAATCAATTTCAGCGGTTTCGAGTTCCTGTCCGGTATTGGTTTCTGCTAATTTCAAATGCCCTATAAGGCTTAAATATAAGGTACCTTCTTTAGCCACCATGCCGGGTACCTGGCTATAACTGCCCTCACCTTTTGAAACGATCATTAATACCCCGGCGCTTATTTCGGCGGCGGTATGTTTATCAAAATGCATTAATTCACGTTTTATAATGCGGGTAGGCAACGCTGCTTTTAATGCGCTTTCAAATGCATCTAACCGATCATTTAGCCTTTCTAATTTTACGGGCCCCATTAGCCACCCGCCTCTGTAATTGCTTTTTCTATGGCTCTGTTTATGCGAATTTCTGCACGCTGTTTATTATCATCGTATGCAGGCTGCATATAGGGTTGTGGCTTAGTACCCGTTACGGCAATTTTTCTATTAATAAGCCAGGCAACTTCTTCCTGTGTTTGGCCTGTTTCACTAGGCTGTATGCCAATGACCTTTACCCAATCTAATATGCTCTCTATGGGTGCAAATTTGCCAGAGGCTTTACCTGCAGGGCCATAAATACCAGTGCCCTGTTCTACCGCCTGTGCATAATTAACACCGGGTGCAACAACGCCTTCGAGGGCTGATATTTTCTTGGCGCGAATGGATTGCACCAGGGTACTAAATGCTTTAGGTGCATGGCCTTTTGCGCTTCTGGCCATTTCTTGTACGGTGCGAGTAATGGCTTTATTTAAGTTTTGTTGCAACTTTCCAGGCGATTTTAATATCGCTTGCTGTAAGCTATCTGCATCAATAATGAGTTGCATGCTATGCATTTGCCATGCTCTCGAATAATTTCATCAGGTTTTCGCTCAATGCCGCCGGCGTGCCATTTTTAGGCATAGAGCCAACGCCTGCATTTCCTAAGCTTACGGGCTTGGTTATATTGTTGGCGGCAAGCTCATTCATTGCCTGGGCGCAGGCGCGAATTAACAACAGGCTTCTATCTGCCTCTGCTACGGTGGTATCTTCTTTGGTTACGCCAATAATATGCAAAGCCCGATAATAAAATTTATAATCAGCACCTAAATCTGCAATGTGCGTTGCACTGGGTGGTGGCGATAGCGCTATCATTTTTGAGCCGGCATCACCAAATACAGTGGCAGACGGTGCACGGCCTGGGTGATTACTTTCCCAGGGCCTACGTGTTCTGCGCTCT